ACTCAGGAATGGTCGTAAAACTACTATTAGTAGGCAAAGAGCAAGAAGTCATATTAGTGGTTCCGTCAAATGCATTAGTATTAATTGTTGTAACACTATCCGGAATAGTAATGGAAGTCAATCCCGAATTATTAAAACAATAATCAGGAATGGTCGTAAAACTACTATTAGTAGGCAAAGAGCAAGAAGTCATATTAGTGGTTCCGTCAAATGCATTAGTATTAATTGTTGTAACACTATCCGGAATAGTAATGGAAGTCAATCCCGAACCTTGAAAACAATAATCAGGAATGGTTGTAAAACTTGTATTATTCGGCAAATCACAAGAAGTCATATTAGTGGTTCCGTCAAATGCATTAGTATTAATTGTTGTAACACTATCCGGAATAGTAATGGAAGTCAATCCCGAACCTTGAAAACAATAATCAGGAATGGTCGTAAAACTACTATTAGTAGGCAAAGAGCAAGAAGTCATATTAGTGGTTCCGTCAAATGCATTATTACCAATTGTCGTAACGCTATTGGAAATATCAATTGATAAAAGGTCAGTTCTATCTTTAAATTCATTAGCAGCAATAGAAGTAGTGCCATCAATAATTTGATAACGATATTTAAATTGAACCGTACCACTATCTGGATTTATATCCATTTTTTCATCAGAAAAAAGAGTAAAAGTAGCATCAGATTTAATATTATTAAAAACATCTGTAGTATATACTTTACTAACTAAACTCCCTCCACCTAAATCAATAATATTATTAACATCAATACTATCATTTTTATATTTATGTAATGTAATATCATCTAAATCAGAATTACCATAAAAAGCATACTGACCTATTGTTGTCACATTATTCGGAATAATAATGGAAGTCAATTCCGATTCTCGAAAAGCATTATTACCTATTGTCGTGACTCTATCGTTCCATTTAATATGATTGGCACCGTCAGTTATACCTGTATTTCTAAAAGCGCTTTCGGTTATAGTTAATGAACTACTAGCACCATGTTCGAATGTAATTGTTTTTAAGTTAGTATCGCCGTTATACCCACTAGCAGGTATTGTAGTAACACTGGGTTTGAATATAGTATGAAGATTCCATCCAGAATGATTAGTTATATCGTTTGCTGTAGATTCTTTTATAACATAAAATACATTTACTACTGATGCTGTAGTATCATTATTGATTTGCATTGTTGATGTATTATGTTTATTATATATATAAATACGTTTTAGATTAGTACAATCTACAAAAAAGTTATTAGAACCAGTACCATTATAGAATGTTGTGTTATTAACAAATAAATGTATTTCTTCCAAATTAGCACTACGAAAATGATTAGTTTTATAAAAATAATTTAGACTGGTTTTCGCATTTTTTTGAAATATATTCACAAGTTGTAAATCGTAACTGTCAGCACACATATAAGAAACTAATTTTGTTAAACGATGTGGAAATATCATTGCTCTTAATTTATCATTTTCAGAAAAAGTGTGATGGTAATCTTTATCAAGTCCTTGAATATCAATATTGGATGAATTTTGTTCGAATGAAATTTGACGACATTCGTTACAATTAGTTACTACCATTGTGTATTCAAGATTGCCGTTACCGTAAATCCATGTAATATTTGATGGTATATATAACCCTTGAAATACAGGTAAATCGACAAAGCACTGGTCGTAAATTTGCGTAACATTACTACCTTGTATTGAAATAGAGACTAGATTACCACATTTCATAAAACTTGAGCTGTAACGAAAAACATTCGTTCCAAACATAGGAAAATCTCCAGTACATTTTGCTTTCCAATAATCAGACGTGCTGGAAAGAGCGCCGGTTGTTTGATGTTGTAGACACCAATAGTTTACATCCCCGTATTGTAACGTAGTATTATGATTTACAGTAACAACTTTAAACCTCCGAATATTGTAAGAATTATTACTATTAGTACCACTAGTAAAACCACTTGGAAAAAGACTATTAGGATAAGCAGTAGTATCATTTTCTACGTAGACAATACAACTTGAACTTATAGTTGTAAACGCACCTGTTCCTATAGTACTAACACTATCATCTATATATAAACTTTCCAAACTAGAACAATTCTTGAATGCATCAGCACCAACAGAAGTTACTGTTTCTGGAATATAAAAATATGTCAAACTAGTGCAATCTTCAAACGCATTTGCTCCAATAGAACCATTCACGCTATTACGAGGAATGCCGTAACCCATAACAGCTACTTCTAAACTAACACATCCTTTAAATGCACTGTTTGGAATAGAAGTAACAGAGCCGGGTATAAATATTTGTTTTAAAGCACTACAATATTCAAAAGCATTAGTACCAATCGTTTCAAGTTTATATTTATGGCTAGTATCTACAGCGGTATCTAATGTAACAGCACGTAAATTAGAACAACCTTCAAAAGCATTTGCACCAATATCAGTGACATTATTAATTGTAACTACACAGACTTTTTTATCATTAAGAAATGCGTCATCATCGATAACAGTAATATCATTCGCAAAATCGGCTTCATAAAATCCAGTAAATCCTTGGGCTGACAGTTGTGCTATTCGCATAGTATTTGTAAAAAGTCCATCGCCGTTACTGTCGGTAAATGTTACAGTAGGTAAATATACACCGTATGGTATATTAGAATAATGCATAGAAACGTCCATATTATAATAGTTGCCGTGACCTGAATTACTCATACCTTTAGTTTATATCACTATATTATATCAAAGTATAATTAGTTTTTTACCTATACGACTAAACCATAAATACATAAAAAATAATAACTACTTACATTATTATTTTTTATACAACTAACACTAATCACTTAAAATCCAGCATCATAGCCGTCATCACATACACCCATATCATTATTTTTGATTGCGTCTAAATTGTTTTGAATTGTGATATTATTTTTAGAACATATATCTGTATTATCTTCAAGTGTTCCAAACATCTTTTCTATTTCTTTGTTATTATCCTTTTTAGTTACTTCAACATCTGGCATATTTTTCATTTGTTCCATATCCAATACAACTTGGAAAGCTCCTGTTCCAAATACACCCATTTGACCCATCATTACATTTGCTGATACACCTCGCATATGGTCGAAATCAGCATGACGAGAAGCATTCAGTAAAACTTCTGTATGAACTTCAAAAGTAGATTTGGAAATGGGTCCAATATCATCATTCAAAATACCTGAACGGAAGATGGATACCATATTTTCAGTAGAAGTCATACGGTCACAAAGAAGACTGAGATGATGATAGTTAATGTAAACACCACTAAATTCCATAACTTCGACAAATTCATTGTAAATAATCTGTCGTGCGGCTTCAATTCCTAACACATCAAACGCTTCTTTGATATCATTACCGAAAGTTCTGGTAGAATCAATAAAATCCAGGGCTAATACTTCCATTAAATTACTTCCAGTTGTATCCAAAACCCAAGTATCTTTATGAACGTATTTACCATCATCCTTAACTACCGAGTTCTTTAGTTTTAGAGGCAAAACATTGGTAATACCATTGACACCACGAAGAACAATATTATTCAAAAGATTATCTTGGAAAATACGAAGCATATAGATATCATCGGATTGGTCTAATGTATTCGCAACGCCTTTGGGAGGTTTTTTAGTTTTTAATAATCTTTCATTGAGACGAATACGGAATACTAAATTATCAGAATTATAATCTGAATATACACACGAAACATCATTACTGTGACTATTTGTAATCGCAAAATGAATATCATCCATAGTAATATTTTTATCCAATAGTTTTTCTGTATCCATTTCAATACGGATTATCCATTTTGATTTGGCTTGGTCGTCGTCACGTTCTTCGTTACCATTACACTCATCAATCATATCTTCAAACTCGTAGTATTGTTCTAACATCATTTTGTCATCATCCAAACAACTATTCTTGTCGTTAGGGTCAAAGCATATTTGAACTGATTTTACTACATCCACCAATTTTGTATGTTCTAACATATTAGAATATTGGTTTGCTCTATCTTGGTCTTGTTCGTCAATAGGATTTAAATGAACGGTGAGCGAAGGATTCTTAGGATTCTTTGTCAAACGAAGAATTTCTTCAATTCTGGGAACACCACGAGTAACATTCGATTTGGAAGCAACACCACTTAAATGGAATGTATTCAAAGTCAATTGTGTGGTAGGTTCACCAATAGATTGTCCTGCTATAACACCCACCATTTCTCCTGGATGAACTATAGCTTGTTTGTATTTTAAAACGATGTTTTCTAACAAAATAATCAAGGCTTCACGGTGGAAACGTTTGTTAATAAGCAGGTCCTTGGGAGTTAAGTAAAAGTAATACAGAATTTCCAGTAATGAATTGGGTTCTACGAACTTGAAGCGTTTTAATTTATCGAAATATTCTTCAATCAATTCGAATGCTTCAAATGGTGTTATATCTACAATCGAATTCGAGTTAAGTTGTAGTTGCCCTTGAATATTAGCAATTGTATTTTGGAAAGCAATAGGAACCTTTACACTATTATCATCTTTATAGCGGAATACAGACTTAACTAATTGGTCTCTGTAATCAATCATTTTTTCGATATATTGTTTACATTTTTCTTGGGTTTTACTGGTTTGTTTTCTAACACGTGTAGCAGTTCCTTTTGCGAAAACACGTGTGATTTCTGTTTTTTGGTCGTTAGCACCTACAATATCATAATGAATGTATATATCTTCCAAACTCATACCAACAAGAGGAATGGTTTGGTTTTCTACCTTGGTTGATTCGAAACCATCGTCTCCATATGCGAATTGGATAATTTTACCTTTATTATTACGAACAGTCATATCATATTCTACCTTTAAGTCTTCAAGACCCTTGATTAATCTTCTTTGAATATAACCAGTTTGAGAAGTCTTGACTGCAGTATCAATAAGACCAATACGACCACCCATTGCGTGGAAGAATAGTTCGGGTGCGGTTAAACCGGAAATATATGAATTTTCAATGAAACCACGAGCTCCTGGAGAATCGTCATACTTATTGAAATGAGGTAGAGTTCTATTTTCAAAACCATAGGGAATACGCTTACCATCAACATTTGTCTGACCCAAACAAGAAATCATCTGAGAAATATTGATAAGAGTGCCCTTTGAACCAGAATTGACAATCATTACAAAGCGGTTATCTTTTGATAGTGATTTACGACTAATCTTACCGGCTTGTTCGGTTGCCTTATTCAATACATTATTGATGCTGGTTTCAAATTGGGCGTTATTGGTTAGGGAAGTGTTATTCTCAAATGTTCCCATATGGACGTTTTCAATGATTGACTGGACTTCTTGCTTTTGCTTTGCGATTTCTTGGATAATTGCGTCTTGTGTTTTTCTATTAGCAACCAAATCGCTAATACCTACACTGAAAGCACTTGTTTTCATATATTCAGTGATAATGTTCTGAAGATCATCGATGAAATTACAAGCGGACATGTTTCCAAAATCATTGAATGTCCTGTGAAGAACACCCTTTGTGGAAGAACCCAATACAGATTTTTCTATTTGTCCGCGAATATATTTTCCATTACGAACTTCGAATACGTTATTTGATGTCGCATATTCTTCATCTTCATCCCATAATTTTGTCTTGAACTTCAATGTTAAAGGTGCCATTATCTGACTCAATACATCGAAATTCTTGATTTTTCCACTGTTGTTTTCACTTATCTCACGAAGTGCTTTTGTATCTACCTTTGAATACATCATTAGTAAATTCATCGCATCTCGTGGGGTAAATGATATGTTGGGTCGTGTAAAACGATATGACCCTAACAAAGAGTCCTGATAAATACCGATAATCGGCGAGTTTCCAGCAGGACTTATTACTTGATATGGAATCGCTGCTAAATGCCTTAATTCCGTTTCTGCCAACACATTTTGTGGCATGTGCATATTCATTTCCATTGTTTTTGACTGCATAACTGCTGTCAAAATCCCCAATGTCTCCAAAGGGGACGGACTATACCTTGTGCCTTATCTGGTTGATTAGACCTTCATTTAAGACCCGTAACCGTCTAGTCTCTGAACCTTCTCCATATCCTATCATAACGGACTTAGGAGCTTGGCTGCGGATTGTCTAATCCCAAGACCTTTTTACCATTGGGTTCGGCAATTAACCGAGTTCCCCCATTATGTTTCCATTATGGGGTGGTAGTCTTGGGCTCTAAAGAGTTCCCCGTTATCAATTTGGCTACGTTGCCAATCTTTTAAAGTTAATATAAAATTTTTCGCTCGTTCTTTTATTTCATCTATAGGTTCGTGTTTTCCTACAAATGTTGTTATTCTTTTTTTATCTATGACAATACGGACATATTCAGTGTTATTTGTATTATTTTTTAGGACACGAATATAACTATCAATATTGTCTTCAACTATTACCACATCTTTGAAACGTTCATATTTTTTTGCCAAATGTTGTTTCTGTGTAAGCTTCATCATTTTCTCACGATGTTCTTCATTATCGAGAGCTGATTTTAATCGTTCAGAAATCAACTGTTTTGTGTAGTCACTTTTAGGTTGAGGTTTAAAAATTCTAGGAGGAACTTCTAATCTCCAAATAAATTTACCTTGATTATTTTTAGCTCCCTTACCTCCATCAGTTAGATTATATCCATTTGGATATTTTGAATTATATTCAATGATAAATTGTTTTTCTTGAATGTCTAATTCATCTATGTGACAAGTATGAATTAATTCACAAGTAAAACTATCTTCACCATATTTACGTAAAGCACAATTCAAATATCTACACTGATTTTTGTCATTACCTTTTGATTCTGAAATATGTCCTTTGAATCTTCCCAAATATCCAAAGGGTCTATATTTATTATGATTTAATATGTGACTACGGGTTTGACCTATATAAACCTTTCCATTTATAGTATTAGTTATTTTATATATTTCTCCAATAACTTTATCTTTTTCATCAATATCTAATATCATTTTTATTATATTATTATAGAGCGAGTTGTATTTATATTACTTTTAAAAGAATGACTAGATGATTATATTGGTAAAATGTACCTATGCGAAATACATCCACCAGTAGATATTACACCGTTTTCCCCACTAAGTCCTATCTACAACTTAGCAGGCGGTCACCTGTTTGGGACAAAATCTATCCCCATCAAACGGTTTACTCCAATGGTTTCCCATTGGACCGGACTGTATCTTAAGCAAACTCAAGCTGATTAGGCTATCATCATTCACCCATACCCGTTCAGTCTCTGAACGCCTATCATATCCTATCATAACGGACTTAGACAGTAACGCTGCTGATTATCCAATCCTTAACATTATTACCATTGGGTACGGCTATTAACCGTGTTCCCCTTATAACGTTTCCATCACAGGGTGGTAGTTAAGGCTCTAAGGACGTTCCAGAACAACAAGGTATGTCGCCGTTGTTATAAACAACGACTAGGAGGTAGCACCCTTTTAAGTCCCCCTGTTGCCAACCTTGATATTTATTTTATGCGAAAATAATATATTGACTGCTCGTTAAGCAGCCAACTGGTCGATCGGCATTGTAAGGTTTCGTGTCCGCGACGTTCATACGAAATGTGTCACCTTTCTTCATAATCTTAGCGATGTGACACATCATACTCATCCTATGAAGACTAGGTGTC